AGAAGTTTATGCTATTCTAGACCCTTTGGAATTAAGTCAGATAGTATTAATGCTTTTCCTGAAGTTACAGATTTTCAAAAAATAAATTATGAACAACCGGAGTATAGATTTAATGTCATTTTACCAAATGATGACAAATGTGAAGTTGTTATTCCTAATTTAAAATTAATGACAACACAAAAAGATTTTTTAATGTTAGTGTGGGATCAAGCTGGAACACATTTTGAACCCCTTAAGCCAAAAGATTTTAGAGCTAAATTAAATGAGTGGAAAAAAAATGGTCAAACTATTAAACCACCAGAAGGAACACACATTGATGATATTTTAAAGGAAGAATTATATCAATATTGCGTTAATGGACCACGAGCAAAAGAAAGAATACAATTAAAAAATGGAGCATGTTTTACAGAAGATGGACAACATTATTTTAAATTTACATCATTCATTACACACTTAGGAAATGGTTGGAAGATTGACCAACAAAAAATTGCACAAAAATTAAAAGACAATTGTAAAGTAGAGTTTAATCATTCTTTTAATATAGATGGAAAAACAGAAAAAGTTTGTAGAGTCAAACAATTAGAAACTAAACAGATAACCTATAAAACAACTGAAAGAAAAGACTCAAATTACTAATGAGATATAAAGTTATTGGCCCCCCAGGTACAGGTAAAACAAGAAGATTATTAAATGAAGTACAAAAATATGTAAAAAAAGGAATACCACTTAATAGAATAGGATATTTTGCCTTTACACGTAAAGCAGCAGGCGAAGCAAGAGACAGATATTTAAAGGTTGAAACACATCTATCCAAAAAAGATATTAAACATTTTCAAACATTACATTCATTGGCTTTTAATAATTTAGGTTTAAAAGAAGAAAATGTAATGCAAGAGCTTAACTATAAAAGAATTGGAGAAGAATGTGGTATTCAAGTAACTTATGCTTCTTACGAAACTAATAGTTGGAATGGTATTTTTTCTTCAGACAGTGAATATTTAAATTTAATTAACTTAGCAAGAGTCAGACAAACTTCTCCATTAGATGAACTTGATAGAAATGAACATCTAGGAAAAATAGAAAGATTTAAACTAGATGCTATTGCAGCAGAGATTGCTGACTATAAAAAAGTGAATGGATTAATTGACTTTACTGACATGTTGGACAAATTTTTAGTTAAAGGAAATGTCAAGAATAAATTTGATGTTATCTTTGTCGACGAAGCACAAGACTTATCTCTTATTCAATGGAAAATGATAGAACAAATAGAAAGAGATAATCAATGTGATGTATGGGTAGCAGGTGATGATGATCAAGCTATTTTTGGTTGGGCTGGTGCAGATGTAGATTCTTTTATTGATTGGGAAGCAAAAAAAATACCACTACAGCAATCCGAAAGAGTTCCAAGTGAAATACAAATAAAAGCATTAGGAATTATAGATCGTGTTCAAGACAATAGATTAAGTAAAGATTATTTTCCTAAAAAAGAAACAGGGGAAATACTATTACAGTTTAAATTATCTGCTATCGATATGACTAAGGGAAACTGGTTAATATTAGCAAGAACTAATCCATTACTTAAACCTATTCCAAGATATTTAAAAAGTCAGGGTTTATTTTTTGAAACAGTACAAGGTAATAGTATAAGTAAAACACTTTTTGAAGATATTGATTATTGGAATCAAATAAGAAAAGGAGAAAAAATTCCAGAGGTACATGAACAAAGAGTTTTAGAAAGAATGAGTAAAAGAGATAACACAAAAGAATGGTATGATGCGTTTGATCAAGTTGCATCACCTACAAAAGATTATTTACGTTCTATGTTGGCTAACGGCGAAGACCTTAGTAAAAAACCTAGAATAAAAGTATCAACAATTCATGGAGCAAAAGGAGGAGAAGCAACAAATGTTGTTTTATTTTTAAATCAAACTCTTAACACTATGAAAGCTGCTAAAAAATCTGTAACTAAGCAAGATGAAGAGTATCGTGTTTGGTATGTAGCAGTTACTAGAACCATACAGAAATTATATCTAATCAAATGTAATAATAGACAGAAGGAGTTTAAAATATGAGTGCATACGATAAACAAATTGGTGGAAAACATTATCAGAAATTTTCGATACAGCCAAGTAAATTTGTAATTGAGAACGAGTTGCTTTTCCCGGAAGGAAATGTTATTAAATATGTCTGTAGACACAGATACAAAAATGGAAAGGAAGATTTAGAAAAAGCTGTACATTTTATTGAAATGATAATTGAAAGAGACTATCCAACAATACCAATGACAGAAGAAGAGGAATATCGAAACGCCGGTATTACTAAAGAACAAGCAGAGAAAACTTACCCTCCACAAAATTCGTGGGGAATGATTAAACCAGCTAAGACTACACAAAAAGAATGGGTCGAAGGCTACGAAGAATGGAAGAAAGGATGTCCTCATAACTAATGTTTAAAGCACAAACTGAATGGAATAAACCAGAAGAGTTTCCAGATTTACGAGACTGTTCTCAAATTGCAATTGATTTAGAAACACATGATCCTGATTTAAAATCAATGGGATCAGGCGCTGTAGTAGGTAGAGGAAAAGTTGTAGGTATCGCTGTAGCCACAGATGGCTACTCAGGATACTTTCCTTTTGATCACAAAGGCGGAGGAAATTTAGAAAAAGCTAAAGTCATTCAATGGTTTACAGATGTTTGTAAGTCTAATGCTGACAAAATATTTCACAATGCAATGTATGATGTATGTTGGATAAGATCCATGGGTATCAAAATAAATGGTAGAATCTTTGATACTATGATTGCAGCATCATTAGTTAATGAAAATAGATTTAGATTTGATTTAAATTCTTTAGGTTGGGACTATGTTGGCCGTGGTAAAAATGAAACAGAATTAAGAGCTGCAGCAAATGAATGGGGTATTGATCCTAAATCTGATATGTGGATGTTACCATCTATGTATGTAGGTAGTTATGCAGAAAGAGATGCTGAACTAACTTTAGATTTATGGAAAGTCATGCAAAAAGAAATTATTGACCAGGATCTAGAAGCTATTTTTAATTTAGAGACAGACTTATTTCCATGTTTAGTTGATATGAAATTTAAAGGCGTTCGTGTCGACGTGGAAAATGCGCATAAGCTGAAACAAAAATTGTTTGAACAAGAAAAGCAATTGCTGCAAGAAGTAAAAAAAGAAACACAAATAGATTGTCAAATATGGGCCGCACGATCGATAGCCAAAGTTTTTGACAAACTTGGATTAGAATACGAAAGAACTTTAAAGACCAAAGCGCCTTCATTTACAAAAAATTTTCTCTCTGCTCATAGTCATCCTCTAGTACAGAAGATAGCAAAAGCAAGAGAAGTTAACAAGGCACATACAACATTTATTGATACTATTATAAGATATGAACATAAAGGTAGAATACACGCAGATATTAATCAAATAAGATCTGATCAAGGTGGAACAGTCACTGGAAGATTTTCGTATTCTAATCCTAATTTACAACAGATTCCCGCTCGTAACAAAGATTTAGGTCCATTGATAAGATCCCTCTTTGTACCTGAAGAAGGTTGCGAGTGGGGATGTTTTGACTACAGTCAACAAGAACCAAGACTTGTAGTTCACTATGCATCCCTTGATCAAGATACAAGTGTCTTTGGAGTTAAAGATGCTTATCTAAATTCAGACGCAGACTTTCATACAACTGTTTCTAAAATGGCTGACATACCACGAGACCAAGCTAAAACAATTAATCTTGGTTTATTTTATGGAATGGGTAAAGCTAAGTTGCAAGCAGAGCTAGGAGTATCAAAAGATAAAGCGGAAGAACTATTTGCTATCTATCATCAACGAGTTCCATTTGTAAAAACATTAATGAAGTCTGTATCTAACAGAGCACAACAACGAGGACAAATCCGTACGTTGCTAGGTCGTCTTTGTCGCTTCCATTTATGGGAACCAAATCGTTTTGGAATAAATAAAGCTTTACCATTTGAGCAAGCAGTGCAAGAACATGGACAAGGTAATATAAGAAGAGCATATACATACAAAGCATTAAATAAACTAATACAAGGATCAGCGGCGGATATGACAAAAAAATCAATGCTTGATTTATACAAAGAAGGTATTATAGCTCATATTCAAATTCACGATGAATTAGATTTATCTGTTGAGTCTCCGGAACAGGCAAAAAAAGTAGTTGAGATTATGGAGAATGCTGTTAAGTTAGACGTCCCTAATAAAGTTGATTATGAATCAGGTAAAAATTGGGGAGATATATACGACAAATAGGAGGAAACATGAATATATTAGATCAAATAGAACACCTATGGACAGATCACAAAAAATTAGTGATTGCTGCAGTAGTAATTATGGTTCTCTTAGCAATTGCATAGAAAAGGTTATATGTTAAATGGCATATTTAAACGCAAACATACCTGTGACGTACGCACAGATCAGGAGGGAATACCTTTATGACCTTAAAAAACATCATGGAGAAGTCGAAGACTGTATTATATTTGCTTTGGCATCGATTACAGGACGTCCCATATTGTTTCATGCAATTATGGAAAATGGTGCTGTCTTCTATCGTTTACCGATTAGTGCCTTCATACAAAGAGGTTTTGATGTCGAAGAAGTTCCTCGGCCTAGACTTGACGAGTTGGAGCTTTGGAATTGTTTCAGTTACCATCCTGCTGTTACTTCTTTCGATATCCTAGACGGCCAACACGGTAAATACATAGGAAAAGACAAAAAATGGCATCCAGGATCTTATCTTTTTACTGTTGACTGGGCTCACCCAGAGAGTAATATACTAGACACAGATCATTCTGAAATACCGCACGAACATAAGTGCGCTCATATACTTGCCTTGGATGATGGCAACTATGCGGCTCAGCCAAACAATAGATTAATATGGAGCATTCCTTCATTTACAGTGAAGAATGAAATTCCTAACTGGAAGGTGCAAACAAGTGATTGGAATGTCGAAGATAGTAGTAGATGGCGTACTGAAGACACAGACAACTTCTTCTACGAAATTGAGGAGAAAAAAAATGATTAAAAAACTATGGAAAATAGTTTGTTGGCCATGGATTAAATTTATAAATTGGTTAGCAAAAGGACTACCAGAAAAATAATGGAGGATAGGTTCTGTAAAAAATGTAATCATCTATGTCACTGCGTTGAAGCAGACGCTAAAGGTTGTGACTGTGAAAACTGTGAATGTATGCAAAGAGAAGAGGATAAAACTTATGAATAAATTATTTTTAATACTAGCATTATTATTTGCTTTGAGCGCCTGCTCGGTAGGTAAAAAATGTGTCGTAACAGATGAGGGTAATGTTATATCTAGTTATGTTTGGTTTTATAATGATAAGCCATCAGAACTTGATAAAATGAATTGCTTTTAGGTAAAATTATGAAATATCTGTCAACGTTATTGTTTTTAGTACTATTGGTGTGCTCTACAAGTGCCTATTCTGCAGGAAATCAAACGAACGTTTCGGGCAGTAATACAAGTATCGAAGGAGGCTATACCGGAGGAGCAACAACATATGAATCTGGCTCATCTTCTAGCACCACTACAAATAGCACCAGTAATAGTAATATAAGATCCGCACCCCCAACATCTAGTGCACCATCATACAATTCAATGACACAAGATGTTTGTGCAGTTGGTATATCTGCAGGTGTTCAAACATTTGGTATTGGAGTATCTGGTGGAAAACATGTTATTGACAAAAATTGTGAACGACTTAAACTAGCTAGAATTTTAAATGACTTTGGTATGAAAGTAGCAGCAGTTGCTATACTCTGCCAAGATGAAAGAGTTTTTGAATCAATGATACAAGCAGGCACACCGTGCCCAATCGATGGTAAAATAGGTAAGCAAGCTTTAGCATTGTGGGAAAAATATGATTTTGAAAGACCTGATTATAAAGCATACGTTAAACGTATGAAAGAGAGAAAAAAAGTAGAACCTAAACCAATTGTACCTGAACTTCACACAAGGTAAAATTAAATGAACGAGTTTAAATTAAAAATTAAAACTCTCGCAATTGCTTTCTTTTGTTGTTATGCATTAGCTAGTTGTTTTGCTAATACAGTTCAAGCAGAAAATGATACTGCAACAACAACTAACATATTACCCAACGCAGGAACAACATCTTCAAGCAGAGATGCTTTTGATTTAGATGGTGTAAAAACAGGGTCAAACGTAGATCTTACAAATAACGGCACTCATAATGGTTTTACAATTACCTGTACCACACAAATTAATAATGCGTGTGGTCGCGCTTTATCAGGTGAACTAGAAGCATCTCGTGATATGAAAGTATCTGCTAGTGGTACTTTAATAGGAATTGATGGCACGGAATCAAGCACAACTTATACTTCAACACAAAAAAAATTAGATGGTGGCATACAATTAAATTCATATTTTTCTGTACAAAACTGTGAAGATGGCAGTAGTAGCCATAGCTGTGGTTATTCATCAGGAGCAGATGATTCGTACAATTTACATGTAAAAATAAAAGATGCTAATGGAAATACATTAGCAGAAATGACTACGAATAGAACAGACGATGCAGGATATAATGCAAACAGTGCAAAGTTTCATGACAATTTAGTTTGGAATGGAACGGGTGCAGCATCTTATGAATGGTACTGGGAAGGTCTTGATGGTTCTCAAAGCACATCAGCACTTCGAGGTCCTAATCTATTAGGAGCTGAATTGTTAATGGATTTTCCAACTGAAGATTATGAAGTCTTTACCACAGAAGAAATAGAAGAATTAAACGAAGCATTGGGTACTGCCAACTTAAGTGAAAACGAAATATGGGATGTCATATCAGGTATGGAAGCTGCAATGGAAGAAGAGTTTGCATTAACAGGGAACCTAGAAGAAGGAACAAGATTAGAGATAAGTTTTGAAGAAACAGGCATAACTCTAGAAATAGCTTCACAAGAAACAGGAGCTATTGTTATGGAATCACCAATGGTTCAAGAAACATTCAGTAGCACACTAGAAGAAAAACCTATTGAAACATTAAAAGAAGAAATTGTTAGTATGGTCCAGGAAGAAATGCCTTTTATGCAAATAATGGAAGCGGTGACACCCTCTGCTAAAATGGAACCACCTGTTGAAAAAATGAAGGAGGAAGTCAATGCAAAGACAGAAACGCCTAAGGAAACATTACCAATGGTTTCTAAAAAAGAGACGATTTCACCAGCTAAAAAGGAAGAAGCACAGAAAATTACAAAGGCCCCACCAAGTATGAAACCAGCAAAGGAAGAAAAACCAGTTGAAAAGAAACCAACTCAAATGGTAAAAAGAGAAACAAAAAATGAAGAAAAAAAAGAAGAACCTAAAGAAGAGAAACCTACTAGCGAGACTACTAGCAAGTCCACTACTGAGACAGCGAATCGTCAAGAGCAAGAAGGTGTACAATCGGAAAAAGCTGAAGTTGCCAAACTTGAACTGGTAATGAAAAAGGTGGATGCCAAAATTAAAAATCCTATAAAAAATTTAGCAATTAAAAACTTAATCAAATTAGATATTATGATGGGTGATAAAGATGCTCTTAACCTATATCAAAATACTGTATTTTATGAGCCAAAAGACATCTATTTAGAACAATTACAGATCTTTGATGAACGTCAAATTTATGCCAATGTAAGCCTTGCAACGTATGTTAATAATGATAAAGTGGCGATCAAGGCAAATACCTTGCATAAACTTAATCTTGAAAAACAAAGATTATTAATAGAACTGGAGCAATTAAAAAATGGCAAAATTTAATTTAAAAGATCAACTGGCTGGCGTTGCTGCATTAATTGCAGCTATCGTAGCAATAGGTGGTGGTTTTGTAAAATACGGTGAGATTACAACAAAGTTAGATACTCTGTCTGAACAGACAGCACCTGACTTAACACCGTTAGCAGCAAAAATAGGAGACGCTAAAAATAGTGTAGCACAAAATAAGACTAGTATTGCTGTATTACAAAAAGAAATTGAACTACTAAAAATTCAATTAGAAGAAATTAAAGTAAGCACGAGCAATCCACTATCAAACTAATATGAAAATAGGACCCGAGCAAAATGTAAATATGCCTATGAAGACCGTAATTAGTTTAATTATTATGGTCAGTCTCGGAACCATGGGCTACTTTCAAATTCAAGAAAAGCTCAACCAACACGACACATTATTGCAAATGCACACAAAAGACTTAGATCAAAATTCAGAATTTAGAATTAAATACCCCAGGGGTGAGCTGGGCCAGTCATCAGGAGAATCTGAGCTTTTCATGTTAGTGGAGCACATGGCAGGACAAATAACTAAGATGGAAGACCGTATGGAAAATATGATGTCAAATTCAGTAAACATTTTACGTTTACAACAAGACATGGAAAAAGTTTTAAGTGATATTGAAAAACTTAAAGACAAGCAAAGATCGTTTGCTAATGGAAATGGAGAACATTAATGATAGAAACTGTAACAGCGTTATTATTATTTTTAAACGGCGAGATGATTGAGTATGTTTACAAGCCCAATCTCAGTTCATGCCTCAAGTCCAAGCGCATAGCTT